TATTAAATCCCCTTGCGGTCCCGCAACTTCTTTTTTTGGTGTGTTGAATACAGGTAAGCCATAAGAATCAATGTATCCTTCGTAGTTCCATTCCATAGGTATGAACAAAGAATAGAGTCCTGAGCGAGTCTGTCCATTGGCGTTTCTTTGTGTAACATCTGAATCATTATAAAGTTTTTTAAAATTATCTCCTCCTTTATCTAATGAGTTTGATGTTGATCCCATCATACACTTACCTATTACTCTACTACCTAATCTAAGGGTGGTTTTCGTAACACGCCAGTTGTTGAGGATGTTGTTGGGCCTTTCCCACTTCCCCGATTCATCGTGGACGAGGAGTTTGAGTTTCTCCCCATCGTAGGAGTTGTCACCGGTGTTCTTCCAGTCGATGGTGGTGTCCAAACCGGTAATTTCTTGTATTTTTTCGTTGGCTTCAAGCTTTCTACGGGTAAATTTGGAGGCAGGGACTCTGTAGGCGAGTTCGGTCTTTGGCCTGTCCATACCGTCCTGGATCGGTTTGAAAAAGAAGGGATAGTTGACGGAAATAGGTACGACCTTATCTGTGAACATCTTTTTAGCATCGGCACCAGATTTGGACAATATGCCAAACCGTGAATCCGTTGATATTGTAGCAAGGTTGACCGATTCAGCTGAGGACATAAATGAAAATCCGCTTCGACGGTTTTTAAGATAACACATTCCATATGACCTGGTATCGGATTTGCATGCCTCCCAAAATATGTAGAATAATCTATTCGATTCCCTAAAGTCTGGTTGCCCGACGTCAATCTTACTCCACTGCAAGTACATATAATAAGTGCCAGTAATGTAAGTAGGAATACCTTTGCTAATGAACCAAAAGCCTTCTTCACGTCGTGTAAATTCTTCATCAATATAGTCATACCATTTTTCTTTAAAATCTAACGGGTATTCTTCCCAGTCAAATACAGATTTAATTTTGTTTAATTCTTTTGGGTATTCAGAATAAGTCCATTTATCATTTTCAAATTCAACTACATTAGCTTTTTTAGGTAAAGCTATTTTTAAGTTTTGTATTTCGTATATTTCTCCTATCTCACCTGTTTTACTTATAACGACAAGATCGTGCTCTTCGTTATAGCCATATTCCCATTTTTTATACCTGTTCATTCTTTTAAGAACTTTAGGTTTTATATGGTCTTCTACTACTTTATATAAAGTTTGTTCGTACATTACTTAGATCTACCTTCAGCAAAACCTCTAAAAGACTTTTCTTCTTTTACTTCTTTAGGTTTTTCATTTAACAAATCTTCTTCAGCTTCAATGCGATTAAGTATTTCAAAGCAATCAAATATTGCTAGCTTTTTTGTGGCTGCAGCATTTTTAAGTCTATCTGCTGATATGTCATCATCAGAATCAACAATAGGTTCTTTTGCTACCTTTATTAATTCTTCAACAGCTATTTGACCAGCTAGGATTATATTCTTCTTCGTTTCCTTTGTGTTCATACTTAATTACAATATCATTTGATTTCATACAATATAAACGCTTACCTTCAATTAAGAATTCCCATTCACCATTAGGCTTGTAACCTACCAGGTCGCCTGGGTTAATATTAAGCGCTTTTAAGAAGCTATTGCCGTATTTTAGTATACCAATAAGGCTTTGCTCTTTTTCCAATGTTAAAGACTCTTTGTCTTTTATCGGTGCTATAAAACATCTGTCATTAAACGAATTCCAACCTGTTTTATTTTTATATAAATATATTTGGTCTGCAGCACAAAAATATAAGTTATCTTTAAACCAAGATCTGCTTTTTTTCTTATCACCTTTCATATCGTAAAATGTTCTAAACACATTTTGGTGAATAACAATTGTATCGCCTGCTTTAATCCCTGTGCTAAAAGCTTTGGGTGTTTCTAAAACTTTAGCTAACCTATTTACAAATTTAAAATCTTCTATACCTGTGTTTACAATTAGCTGCTTGTTACCAACTTTAATTTTATTACTGTACTCATCGCCTAGCGGTTCTACAATAAAGTCGTATATACTTTTCAATACTCCAAGTCATACTCAACTGAGATTGCCATGTTAGAATTGAACTTCTTCCATGGCATAACCTCGTTGTTTTTTTTAATGTGAATATTATAAGAACCATCAGACTCATTTAATAAAATATGCGATATTTCGTGTCCGCCATAAACTTGCTGACCAACCGAGTAATGCATTGCATCATTTTTATAATCAGAACCTATACTGATTTTTCTTATATTATTCTGCATCTTCTTTTTCGATATCAGTATAAGAACCGTCGGTTAAGTCAATATTTATTTGACCGTACTCTTCTTCAAGCTCTTTTTTAGTATCTTCGATTTCTTTAGATAACTCAGTTATTTGACCGTGAACATTTTGTTTTTGAACATCTAGTACCCCTAAAGTTCTTAAGCCTTCAGTTAACTTTCCTTGTTGCTCTTGAAGCAATTTTAATTGCTCTTCGGTTATCATTGCTTTTACCATTTCTTTTACTTTACTCATAATTTGATTTTATTTAATTGTTTATATTAATATAGTTACTTATATATTAGTTATTTACCGGATACTAAGTTAGTTGCTGTTGTAGCGTTAGACAAAACATAATCTGCAACAACAGGGAACCATTCACCTTGCGGCACATTTTTAAATATTATTGCCTGAGCAACTCCAGGTAATCCTTTGCCACTGCTTCCTACAGCACCTGCAGGTATTATTTGAAGATCCGCTCCAGAGCTTGTGCCTACATATATAACGGCTCCTTGTAAAGATGCCGCAGCTGTTATTGCATTTGCAGCAACAGGCGTAACCGTCGCTATGTCATTTGTTATAAAGTCAGGTTGATTTGCGTATTGTCCCATTTTATTTATTACTTATTGATTTATACTTTTCGAAACCGCGTGAGCCAAAGTATGCTACATATACGGTTGTTAATAATTGCTTTAATAATTCTATCCATTCCTGCTCTACAGTAAAAGATATTTCGTGATGACTATCAACCCATATAAAAGCTATAGCCATAAACGATAAGAATATGAGCGCCATAGGACGCGTGTTTTTACTAAGCCAAGAGTCAGACGTCATATCTGATTCCCAGCGTTTTGTTATTTGGTCTTCTGCATTAGCTGCAGCTTTTTCAACTATAACTTGAATTTCTTTTTTAATCTGAAGTTTTTCTTCGTCTGTAGTTGTAAGCTTGTCAATAACATCCCCAACATCTTTGATAACATTACCGCTTAACCATTCCCAAATTTTTTTCAATTATTTTTAATTGTAAATTCTTGCTACGTTTCCTGATTTATCGTCTTTCTTAAGGCTAAATGATGCAGTAACAGGTTGCTTATCCGAAGTTAAACGCTTAGATTTCTTTCCTTTTCCTGCAGGATCACTTTTTCTTTGTTCTGTTAATTTTCCACCTCCTAAGTCAGTTACACCTGTAATTTCACCTCTATCTCCAGCTGGAGCATTGGGGTTTGCTTTTCTGAATTTTGATAGTGAAGCTTTTGCTTTATTTAAATCAGAAAACACAGTTTCAACCCCTTGGATTGTAACTGTAGCTTTTTCATCTTTTCCTAACTTAGTTTTTTCTTTAATAGGAAAAGCAGCTTTTGCAGGGCTACCTTTCATTAACGTAGGTGCATCTAAACCTCTACCCGTTTTAGGCATATTCATTCTACCTGGTGATTGCTTGTAAGCCATAATTTTATTTTTTATTGTATCTAGTTAATGTTATTTTTTTGTTTAAATGTCCAGAGAAATAACAAATTAGTGTGTTATCGTCTTTTAATTTGTATTTTATTTTTACTGAATAACCATTACTTTTGTTGTAAAGCTCAGTAGTAAATTTGCTTTTTGATTGCTTAATTATTTTTTCATTGATTATATTATCTTCAACGAAGCTAAAATTAAAAACTTTTAAAATAGCGTATTCACTTGTTATTATTGTTGTTTTAAATGTAGATGTTTTACTAACCCAAATTCCCTCGAATTGTTCTTGAGATGAAGAAGTTAAGGAGGTAAGTAAAAGTATTGTGATAAATAATTTTTTCATAATATTAAATTTAATTGTTATATTAATATTATTACATATATCTACGCGTTTTTATAAGCTTCAGCTTCCCAAGGCAAATTTTTTGCCCCTTCTTTCATATCTGCTCTTGAATATTTTTTACCCTTCCAATATACGTTGTCATCGTCGTAATCTAAATCACCACGTTTCATTTGGTCTATATGGACCATCTCATGGTTGATTACATCTTGACATTGGGAAGGATCTAAGTCTTTGTTTAAAATTATAGTGCCATTGTTATTAGCTTTACCCATAACACCTTCTTCCATATCTACATTATAAATAGGAGTATTGTCTATTTTATACGGAGGGTTACTAAGTTTAAAAGCCATAGGTTATTTTTTGTAAGGAAACATTTTATTTAATGCTCCTTTTCTGGCTTCACAA